GCTTACAGATCGCCACAAGCCTACGCTGCAATTCGTCCAGCGGGTCTTCCCCGTTGTGAATCCAGACCTTGAGCGCCCCGGTCGGCAGTTGCCACTTACCGCGCAGCAAGTCCCGCCCGAGCGCCATGCTGACCGCCTCCACCATCGTCATCGACGACTTGCCGCCACCGCCCGCGCCTGCCGTCATCGACACCATGCGACGCATATAGTGGAAGCCATACAGCCACTGCCGAGGCGGTATGCAATCGGCCTCTATCGGTTGCCAGCGCCGCGCGACGATGCTCTCTGCGGCTACGTGCTGCGCCTCTTTGGCCGGTTCCGTGGCCGGTTCCGATGTCCGCTCAAGCCCTTGAGCCTCGGGAAATGCCGACCAGTCTGCGGCATCGTCGAACCTTCCCGGCGGCGGCTGCGGCACGCCCTGTAGGCGCACCTCCGGCATTGTCCCGCCAAACTTACGCACGGCGCTCTGTGCCATCGGCTCGATGCGGCTGCGAAGGTCGATCCCGTCGCCGTTTAGGCTGCTCCCGCTACTGTCCAACAGTTCGTTAAGCGCAGCCACGATGTCATCATAAGCCATGCCGCGCGCCGCCCATCGGCTCGACAACTTGAGCATGGATTCGTAGCGCCCCTCGCCACGCGCGAATGCCTCAAGCAACTGCTGATTGCTGCGCGTATCTCGCCCGGTCTTGGCGTCCGTGCCTTTGCTTTGGTGGTACAGCGGCTCAAGGTCTACCGCCTGATCGATGCACCGGCCATGCGACTCGAACCACTTATACCGAGCGCCACGCACTGCGCCGAAGTAAAACGACTGCGACAGGGTAAACGATTCGCGGCTAGCGATCCCGCCCAGCGCACGGTTAGCGCGGGCTACGAACACGGCGCGCTGTGCGGGCGCAGCCGGTTCGGATAGCGGCATCAACGCACGCCATCTCGGTGCGCCTTCGGTGTAACTCGCCGAGGTGTAAATCATCGAGACAAGCCCAGCGGCCTGCAATCGCTTGTGCCCTTCCTCCGGCGTGACTTCTTCGCCGTCGTAGTCAACCTCGATCCCGTACACCCGCCGCACGTTCTCGCCATAGCGCAAGTATCCCGAGGGCGACGGCTGATCGCCGTATTCACACAGCGACAGCAGCGGACACGCCGCCTTCGTCATATGCACCGGAGGGTTAGCCAACTTGCGGACAAGTTCCACCCAGGGTGAATCGGCGAATTCCGTCTTTTCGCGCGGCCAGACGTCCTGGAAAACCGTGTAGGTAATCAGCGGGCCGTTGTCTCCCACCCGCGTGATGCTTTGTGATGTCATCTCTTGTAACCCCCAGCGCCTTTGCTGCTGTTGCATGACCGGCAAAGCAACTGATAAGCCGCGCGTTTGCCGTGAAACTCTACCCATTCCGCCTCGACGGAGGCATCCGCCATCACGTCGCCTATACCGTCCTTTTGATACAGTTTTATATCTCTTGATTTCAAGAAGTCCGAGGCGATACTGATAAACGGCTCGCCAACATGATCGACTGTTATATCGTAAGGCACACGACAGTTTTCATTGGCGCATATCTGCTCGACGCATTGATCCTTGAACGCTCGCATATGCTCTCGAACTGCAATCCGCAGAGCCGCAATATTTTTTTGAAACTGCTTTTCCAGTTGATACTTTTCTAAATCCTTCGCATACGCCGCGTCAATTGCCTTACGCCACGACCACTGCGCCGGGGCCGTCCAGTCATACGCCACAACATGAATATGCCTGTTGTCTGAAGGAAACTCTGGGTTTTCTTTCTTTACCACGTACTTCAAGTCTGTATTCGTTATCGCAGACAGCCGCTCTCGGGCTTCATCTGCCCATATCTCGCCTGTGGAAAACCTGTCTATAAGTTCCCGAACCTCTGCCAATGCAGCGGCCTTTGTTTTCGGCCGGTCGGTCATGGGTAGATATCCGGCCTAAGCGCCTTTCGTGATACCCCGCTCGCAGCCTCGAGCGCAAGCACTCTAAGCGGCGGAACGCGGCCTGTTTTGATCCAGTATTGCACCGCCTGCTGTGTAACACCAAGTTTACGGGCGGCGGCAGTCTGTCCGCCTAACTTGTCCACAGCGCGGACAAGGGCGGCGGTTTGAGTGGTTTGCTTCTTCATGGCACAAAGGTAGTTTGTTCACCTAGTGGATGTCAAGCGCGGCGAGTAACAAAAAGTGCTTGTGTTATGTTTTGGCCTCCTGTACAGTCTCTCACATGGACGGCGCGGTGCCGGGCCAGAAGCGATAAGAAGGAGCAAGCAATGTCGAACGATAAAAATGCGGTGCAAGAAATTGTAGATAAGATCGCCGCTGGCGAGTATCGGATGATTCTTTCTAAGGTTGATCCGCTTCAGCGGCTTTACGTCAGTGCCGATTTGCCGAAAGGCCAGTGGATACCGCTGAAGAAGTACCACCGAAACACGATTCGCGCTGCTCAGCGCCGACTAGCCTATCGCTATGACCAGGTAGCCATGCAAGGCGTCTTTGAGGTGGTCGTATGAACCGCCCCTTCCCCTGGCCGCAAGTAATCGCCATGTTTTTTTTGTGCCTCGTCGCCTGCGCCATCGAGCCATGCGACGGACACTCGTGTGATGTAGAAGTAACCACTGTCAAGGAGTAAGAAGTAATGAGCATTTATGTAAGCGCAACATCTGGCGGCAACTATCCAGAGCGCAAGCCACTCGAAGCCGGAGCCTACGCCGCCATCTGCGATATGGTCGTCGATCTTGGTGTGCAGCCCTCACCCGGTGGTCAGTACGCACCGAAGCGTACTTTGTTGTTGCGGTTCCAGATTCCGAGCGAGCGCGTGGAGTTTACGAAGGAAGGCGAGACCAAAAGCCTGCCCGCAGTCATCAGCCGCACGGTCGGCCTGTCGCTGAACGAGAAGGCGACGCTGCGCCAGTTGCTGCAATCGTGGCGTGGCCGCGCGTTCACGCCGGAAGAACTCAAGAAGTTCGACCTTACAGCCGTGCTTGGCAAACCCGCGTTCATCAACGTGACCCACAGCACGAAGGGTGACAAGACCTACGCCAATTTAACCAGCATTATGCCCCTTCCCAAAGGCATGACCGCCCCGACGCTCGAGGGCGAGGCGTTGTGGTTCTCGACCGACACGCCTAATCCAGACACCTTCGACCGCCTCCCCTCATGGGTTCAAGACAAGATCGCCGCGCGCATCATCGACAAGCCGAAAGCCGCAGCACCCGCTCCGGCCGCTCCGGCTGCGTTCGTTGACGATGAGGTGGCATTCTGATGGCTACCGCTCGCTACGGTTACAAACTGGCAGACGGCACGAAGGTGCCGTCCGTCACTACCATTCTCAAGATCAAAGACCCCGGCGCGCTCATCAACTGGGCTTATAAAACGGGTCGCGCCCACGGCAACCTCGAAGGCAAGGGCCAGTTCGCTCCGGCCAATTTGTACGACGGTAACGATGCCTTGCAGATCGGGACGTGCGTCCACGAAATGTGCGAAGTCTTCGTCAAGGGCGGAAATCCGACCGCGCATCTTGACGCCGTGATGGAGAAAGCCGAGACGCTGGACAAGGCAGCATTTCGCGCGCAAGTCGTCAGCGCATATTCGGCGTTCGAGTTTTGGTGCAAGGGCACGCAACTGGAAATCCTCGAGTGCGAGGTACCGGTACTGTCGGAGAAGCACCGCTACGGCGGCACGCTCGACTTCATCGGGCGGCTGAATGGTCGGCTTGTGCTCGGCGACTTCAAGACCAGCGGCGGGGTATATCCCGAGTATCTGATCCAGTTGGTCGCCTACGCAAAAGCCTACGAAGAATGCAAGGGCGTGAGGATCGACGGCGGATACCATCTGCTGCGCTTCTCGAAAGAAAACGGCGACTTTGGGCACCACTTCTATCCAAGCCTGGCTGACGATGCGTGGCCCGCGTTCTTGCATCTGCGGGCGCTGCACGACTTGAACGAGAAACTTAAAAAGAGGGCTGCGTAATGGCCGAGCCAATGTACACCGACGACGACGAAATGTTCCAAGACCTAACCCACGACCCGGTAGATTCGCCACGGCACTACCAGTTGCGAATCGGCGGGGTAGATGCGGAAATGATCGACGTCATCCGCTCGATCCTCGGGCAGCGCGGGACGATGGCGTACTGCCACGGCTCGGCGCTGAAGTACCTGGGGCGCGCTGGCAAGAAAGACGGCGCACCGACAGCGCAGGATTTACGCAAAGCCGCGTGGTTTTGCACGTATGCCGCGCATATGGCGGAGGATATAGCCAATGACTAACCAATCCTCGCAGGAAGCCCTGCACGCTATTGCCGAACTGCTCGGCACTAGGCCGACGCCTGCCATGGTGGTGGCCGCACTCGAGGCTGCATACTCGCTCGGCCGGTGCGACCAGGTGATTGAATTTACGAAGGCGGTGCAGAATGACCAAGTTGTTAGGCAATGACAACGGTATGTCGAAACTAAATCCAGATATAGTTCGAGAGATTCGAGCATCTGCAAAATTAAGGCTTCAGTTAAGTAATAAAGGACTGGCTCGTAAATTCAACGTCAGCGTTGATTCAATTCGTAACGTGTTAAAGGGCGCTCGGTGGAAGTGGGTCAAATGATTCACTACCACGGCACTCCGATGAATCCGATGCAAGACTTTGTGAAGTCTTTTGCTGGCAAACACGCGATGGTGAGTTACGAACACCCCGAACAACTGGAAGTGGCGGCGGAAATCTGCCAATCCGTTGTGTTGGACAACGGCGCGTTTTCGGCATGGAAACAGCAAAAAACTTACGATTTCACGGGATATGCAGACTGGGCTTCTAAATGGGTACGGCACCCTGCGGTAGACTGGTGCGTAATACCGGACGTTATTGACGGCACAGAGGATGACAATGATCGACTGCTGGCGGATTGGCTTTTGCCTGCGGCAGTCAGCGTGCCGGTGTGGCATTTGCACGAGTCGCTAGATCGTTTGGCCCGGTTGCTTGAATATCCCAGAATCGCGCTCGGCTCCTCGGGAGAGTACGCGGTTGTAGGTGACGAAAGATGGTGGAAACGCATAGCAGATGCGATGCGGATTATTTGCGATGAGCGTGGCGCGCCAAAAAGCAAATTACATGGTTTGCGAATGCTTGATCCGACAATTTTTAGCAAACTGCCTTTGTCGAGTGCTGACAGTTGCAACGTGGCGCGAAATGTTGGAATAGACGTAAAGTGGCAAGGGCCATACACACCGCCGAGCCGGTACAGCAGGGCCGTGGTGCTGATGGAGCGAATCGAACGCCACGCAAGCGCCGCTTATTGGTCAGAAAAGGTTATTGAGTCATATCAAAACTTGGAATTATTTGGGTAAAAAATATGAAAAAGGTGAAACATGAACTGGCTTCTTGACATCATCCGCAGGGTGCGGCGCTCACGCCGGGAGGATTGGCGGCACGTACCGCCGCCCAACTGGGCCTGCTCACGAAAGCGCGCGGGAGGGCTTTACTGGTGAAGGTAGAAATCTGTCCAGAGAGCGCGGCCGAAATCACTAGGGCCGAGTTGCGGTTGACGCTGCAAATTTTCAAGAGGGATTTACGCCAGCGGAAAGCGGGCAATGGATCGCCTGTGTTCATGCGCGATAAGGCGGAAGACATCGAGCAGATAAAGCGGCACGTAGAGGCCACGGAAATGCTCTTGCGATATTACGGAGGGTGATATATGCCAGTCGGAGGAATGCCGCCGCCATCTTTGCGGCAATTGCTGTTTGTGTTGCTGTTGTTGGCCGGAGTCGTCGGCATACCGCTGGCGGTGCTTGGCTGGCTTATTGTGACGGTTGTGGAGTGGCTGCGATGACCCGCGATGACATCATCCGCATGGCGAAAGAGGCGGGGTGGGACTCTGGGCTTGTAATGCTAGTTGGCAACCTTGAAGTCTTCGCCGCCCTTGTTGCCGCCGCCGAGCGGGAGGCGTGTGCAAAGGTGTGTGATGAATTACGCGACGAAGATGGATTTGAGCCGTATGGCACTGAATGCGCCGCCGCGATTCGGGTGAGGGGAGAGACATGAACAACAATGCATCAATGATCATTACTGCCGTTTGTGTGGCGGCAGGATTTTTTGGATTTGCGGCCAACCAAATTGGCCTTTCAATGGGCAAAAGTTGGGAAAGAGGGAGAATTTACGACCAATGCCTTGCAGTTCATTCTTCAATGATCCATAGAGATGCGGTCGTGAAATGTAAGGAGATTGTTAAATGAACCGCGACGACATTATCCGCATGGCGAAAGAAGCGGGGCACCCGTTTTTAACCGCATCAGTAGTTGAGCAAGGTGCTGGGCCAGTACCGGAATGGCTTGAACGCTTCGCCGCCCTCGTT